TTGCCGCTACGGTGGCTACTGCGGGGGCTTTGGCTCCCGAAGCGTTTGCCGCAGATGGCGCCGCATTAGGTGGCGAAGCCGTTGCCGCCGGTGAAGTTGGCTCAGAATTAGCCGGGCCCGCAGTTAGTCTTGTTGGCGGTGCCGATGTGGCTGCGGCCGATGCGGCTGCGGCCGAGGCGGCTGCGGCGGGAACCGGAGAAGCAATTGCTACTGGCAATGGTGTAGCTCAAGCCGTTGGTACCGAAGAGATCGGCGCCCAAGGCGCAATGGCCGCAGGCGAAGCCACGGGTGGTGTTGCCACGGACGCTGCAGGATTACCAATTACCGAGGGGGCGGGAGGCATCACTGCAAGCGAAGCAGCCGGAACCGCCGCAGGTGGGGGTTTGCTTAGTGGCATCACCGGTTCGCAAGCCCTAGTAGCGGGGCTACTGGCTAGTTCGCTTCTTGGCAAAGCACAACAACCAGCAACCCTGCCGCAACCCACCGGCGTAACCGCACCCCCAAGTTTGCAAACGCAAGCGGGCGTGGATCCGAACACGATTCTTAGTTCGCTTACTGGCGTTGGCCAAGGGGGCGGGCAAAAAGGGGTAGCGCAAACCCTATTGACCGGTGCGGGTGGTGTCGATCCGAGCACGCTCACGCTCAATAAGAAAACTCTTCTAGGTTCCTAATGGCCGAACAATCTCAAAAGCAACTCATCCTTAGCCGTTGGGGCCAACTCAAGACGGAGCGTGCGAGTTGGTTTTCGCATTGGCAAGACGTTACCGTGTACTTGCTACCGCGCAACGGCCGTTACTTTGTCCAAGATCATAACAAGGGCTGGAAACGTCACAACAACATTTACGACAACACGGCTACGCAATCGCTTGGCATCTTGGCCGCGGGGCTTATGGGAGGTTTGACTTCACCCGCGCGCCCATGGTTTCGATTAGGGATTGCCGATAACGATTTGATGAAGTACGGACCGGTCAAGGAATGGCTCGCTCATGCGACGCGCATCATGCTCGACATATTCCAAAAGAGTAATACCTATCGCTCCTTACATTCGATGTACAAGGAGTTGGGCGCGTTCGGTACTGCGGCTTGCATTGTGGCCGAGGATTTTGAAAACGTCATTCACCACTTCCCACTAACCGCGGGGGAGTATTGCCTTGCGACCGATTGGAAAGGGACGGTATGCACTTTATATCGCGAGTTTCAAAAGACCGTAGGGGAAGTGGTTAAGGAATTTGGAAAAGAAAATTGTAGTAGCCACGTAGTGAGTATGTTCGAGCGCGGTTCGCTTGATCAATGGATCACGATCGTACACGCTATCGAACCCCGCGAGGATCGGGACCTTTCCAAAATTGACGCGGCCAATATGGCGTGGAAGTCTGTCTACTACGAGATCGGCGGCGACCAAGACAAGTGCCTGCGCGAATCGGGGTATAAGAAATTCCAAGTGCTCGCGCCCCGTTGGGACGTGGCCGGTGGCGACATATACGGAAACTCTCCTGGCATGGAGGCGCTTGGCGATATTAAGCAGTTGCAACAAGAGCAACTTCGCAAAAGCCAAGGCATTGACTACATGACTAACCCGCCTTTGCAAGTGCCAACGTCCTTAAAGAACCGTGACGTGGATCGCTTACCTGGGGGCATTACGTTTCGTGATAGCGNAGGCGGTGGCGACAAGATCGAGAGCATGTTCGCGGTGGCCTTAGACCTTTCCCATTTGGGTGCAGATATTCAAGACGTGCGCGGCCGGATCCGCGGATCGTTTTATGCCGATATGTTTTTGATGATGCAAAACGATTCGGCCGATACGCGCAAAACCGCAACTGAAGTAGCCGAATTACACGAAGAGAAAATGCTGATGATCGGTCCCGTTCTCGAGCGTTTGCACAATGAGCTACTTAACCCGCTCATCGATATTACGTTTGAGCGCATGATGCTTGCCGGTATTCTCCCGCCTCCTCCTCCTGAGCTCTCCGGTATGGAGCTCAACGTCGAATTAGTTTCAATGCTTGCGCAAGCACAACGCGCAATCGCCACCAACGGCGTTGATCGCTTTGTCGGCGCGATGGGACAAGTGGCGCAGTTCAAACCCGAAGTGCTCGATAAGTTCAACGCTGATTATTGGGCTGATAGCTACGGCGATATGCTCGGGGTCGATCCCGAATTGGTATTGCCCGATGATGCGGTGGCCGCGCTTCGTCAACAACGCGCGCAAGCCCAGGCGCAAGCCCAACAGCAACAAGCGATCGAGCAACAAGCGGCCGCAGCCCAAAAACTCGGAAACACTCCAACACAAGGCGGCGGCAGTACTGCGCTCGATGATGCGATTGGCATGTTCTCGGGCTACACCAACAACGCTTAAGGAGAAATATCTATGTACCCGATTATGGACACCACTAACGACCTATCGCCGATCAACGATCTCAAGGCCGTTACCCCGAACGATTCAACCGATTTACCGAACGGTCCTTGCCGTGGTTTGCTATTTACCACGGCCGGAAATGTCTCATTCGATACCGCAGCCGGTACGACCGTAACGATCCCCGTCAATTCAAGCTGGTTCGGAGCCATTTTGTACATTCGCGCCAAGCGGATCCGCGCCACTGGTACAACCTCAACCGGCATTTTCGCCGCCTACTAAGGAAAAATCAAAATGGCATTAGTCGATATGAAGATGGACGCCGAAGAGGCAAAAGAACAAGGATCTACCGAAGTAGGCTCTGACGCACCCGCCTACCCGTATGGGCTAGAGATTCGTTTAGATGATGGCTCCTTGGCCAAGCTTGGTATGACCTCATTACCCAAAGTCGGTACGAAGGTGCAAGTGAGCGCCCTGGCCACCGTCGTAAGTACATCGCAACGCTCCGATCAAGAGGGCGAATCAGAATCGTCCGTCTGTTTGCAAATCACCGCAATGGAAGTCGGCGGTGCGCAAGAAACTCAAACGGCACAAAGCACCGCAAGTTTGCTTTACGGCGAGTGAGTTCACATACCTTAACTAATCACTTGTAGATTCGCTTACATGCAACCCGATCCATTTGAAAACTTGAGGCTACAAGAAGCGAACGCGGAGAAAACGCAAGACCGCGTGAAAGCTCGCGAGCATACCGAAGCCGAAACGATCAAGTGGTTGATGGGTCAAAAACGAGCACGCAAATTTATTTATGGAATTTTAGAAAGAGCGGGCGTATGGCGATTGTCGTTTCATACGAACGCTTTGCAAATGGCATTTAACGAAGGTGTCCGCAATGAGGGTCTCGCCTTATTGGCCAAGATCCAAACTCATTGCCCCGAATTACAAACTCTAATGCTCAAGGAAAGTAAAGATGAGTGAAGCTATTGCAGCAGCCCCCGCGAATACACAAGCTAGCGGTGAAGCGCAACCGGCCGCAGTAGCGGCACCCGTAGCAGCACCGGCTCCGGCCGCTGTCGATACGAGTGCGGCACCTGCGGCTGCTAAGCAGTCAACCGACGGACAACCCGTTGCGGCACCCGCCGCTGCGGCCGATCCTAATAGCGCTCCGGCTCCGCAAGGTGCACCGGAAAAGTACGAGTTCAAGGCTCCCGAAGGCAACGTTTTTGACGACGCCATCATCGCTGAATACTCCACAGTCGCTAAGGAGTTGGGTTTGTCTCAGGTGGACGCGCAAAAGGTGATCGATAAGCTGGCTCCGAAAATAGCCGAACGCACCACCGCCGCTAACACAGAAGCCTTTAACGCCTTTAAGGACGGGTTAGCCACCCAAGCCAAGGTGGATAAAGAGTTTGGTGGTGAGAAGTTTAACGAAAACCTTGCGGTAGCCAACAAGGCTTTAGAAGCCTACGGCACGCCGGAGTTGCGCAAGCTCTTAGATGCGTCCGGTCTAGGAAACCATCCCGAAATTATTAGGGCGTTTCTCAAGGTTGGAAAAACCATTAGTGAGGACAAGTTTGTACCTGGCGGCCTTCAACCTACCAAGGGTGAAAAAAGCGCGGCAAACGCCCTCTATCCAAACCAAAAAACTGCATAAGGAATTTAAAAAATGTCTACATTATCAACCAATGCTTTAACACTTGCGGATTGGGCTAAACGCTTAGACCCGGATGGTAAAGTACCCACCGTTGCCGAGTTACTTTCTCAATCCAATGAGATCCTCGAAGATGCTGTGTTCGTAGAAGGCAACTTGCCTACTGGCCACCGCGTCACAATCCGCACCGGTTTACCACAAGTTTACTGGCGCTCGATTAACCAAGGTGTGCCTTCAAGCAAATCGGCAACCGCACAAGTCGATGAATCTGTCGGCATGTTAGAAGCCTACTGCCGCGTTGACCGTAAGCTTGCCGAATTGAACGGTAATACCGCTCAGTTTCGTTTAAGCGAAGATAGCGCGTTCCTTGAGGCAATGAATCAAACTCAAGCCTCAACCATGTTCTATGGCAACCCTGCTAGCGATCCACGTCAATACCTGGGCTTTGCTCCACGTTTTAGCGCGATCTCCGGTGCTGGTAATGCGCAAAACATTATCAGCGGTGGTGGTGCTTCTTCAAACAACACGTCCATTTGGTTGATCGTATGGGGTGAAAATACTGCGTTTTGCACATTCCCAAAAGGATCCAAAGCCGGTTTAGCCCACGAAGATAACGGCGTATTGACTGTTTACGACGGCAACAANAACCCATACGAAGCCTATCAAACTCATTACTCATGGGATAACGGCTTGGTTGTAAAAGATTGGCGCTATGTNGTTCGTATNGCCAACATCAACACCGCTAACTTGGTGGCCAATACTTCGGCCGCTGATTTGATNGCGTTGATGAGCCGTGCACTTGATCGTATTCCGAACTTCGGAATGGGCCGCGCTGCGTTCTACATGAATCGTACTGTGTACTCGATTCTGCGCTTACAAGCCTTGAACAAGAGCAACTACGCTTTGTCAGTTGAAAAAGGCCTCAACCAATTCGGTACTGCTGCTAGTTGGCTGAATTTTGAGGGCGTTCCATTGCGTCGTGTGGATCAGTTGTTAAACACCGAAGCCACGATCTCTTAATCGAGATTTAAACCTTTAACTCTTTTTGGAGAATAAAAATGATTGTAGATGCACTTTTAGCCGTAGCGGGTTCGATCCTCGGCAATACCGTAACCCCCCAAACTGTCACCGGCGCAAATACGAACGTGAACTCTGCGAACGTAATTGACTTGTCCACCGGTGGTATTCCAGCAGGCCAGGTTCGTGATATTGGCGAAGGCTCTGATACTCCTGTGTTACGCGTAGAAGTCATTACCGCGTTCTCAGGCGGTACCTCTGTCGAGTTCCAAGTAATCGGTTCTGACGATGCAGCACAGTCTACGAACGTAACTGTTCTAGGCTCTACTGGCGCAATTGCCGTCGCTAGTTTGACAGCAGGCGCACGTTTTACCGCGCAAATCAATCCGAAGATTGGATCCAAAGGACAACGCTACATTAGCGGCCGTTGGGTGCTCGTCGGTACGGTTTCTGCCGGTGCGATTTATGCCGATCTCGGTCTCGAAATTCAAGATGGTCAGAAGTTCTTGCCATCCGGTTTCGCGGTTTTGTAATCGGCTTTATCAATTTTTATTTAGGAGTTAGACGATGGCTAAATACCGCGTAAAAACAAAATCATTTATCGGTAATACGGTAGTGGAAGAGGGGGCCGTTGTAGATTATGAAGGCCTACCAGGTGACAACCTAGAGGCAATTGACGAGGAAGCGGAACAAGCAACCTTGGCTGCGGAAGGTGTAGATGCTCTCTCCTTGGAGCGTCAACAAGCCGCCGCTAGGGGAGTCGATCCGGGCCCTGTCGAAACGGAAGTCCCTTTAGTTTAATGCGGTAGTCATTGTTGCAATAAGCGGGGGTACCTAGTGCCCCCGTTTTTTCTAGGAGATTTGGGCGATGAGTTCCGACGTTGATATTTGCAATTTAGCGCTTTCCTTTTTAGGGGATGCGGCGATCGTCCAAAGTATTAGCCCTCCCGATGGCAGCGCGCAATCTTCGCATTGCTCCCGCTTTTATCCGGTGGCACGCGACGCAGTTTTAGAGTTGCACGCCTGGGGATTTGCGACTAAGCGCGTAGCGCTAGCGCAAGTGACCAACCCCACTATTACCTTAGACAATCCTAAGGGCACTTGGCGCTATGCCTATGCCGAGCCAATTGATTTAGTGAACTATTTAGCCGTGCTTGATCCGAATGCCCCCGACGATTATTCGTCCGGTATTCCCGCGCCCAACTCATACGGCCTTGGCCAACCGAATATTGGCAACTACACCACACAAGAATTTGCGACGGAGATCGACACACTCGGTAATGTGATTATTCTAACCAATGTAGAAAATGCGGTTTTGCGATACACCGTGAGCGTGGTCGATACGACGAAATTTTCAAGCCTGTGTATTATTGCAATCGGGCGAAAACTCGCCGCGATGCTTGCGGGTCCGATTTTAAAAGGCGATACCGGTAGAGCCGAATCCAAAGCGCAAGAGGCGCAATTTAACGTTGNCATGGCGCAAGCAAAAAGCTCTGACGCAAATCAACGTAGTGTCAAACCTCCTTCGGGTGCTGCTTGGATGGTGAACCGAGGATGAGCACTAAGATTCTCGAGCACTCGTTTTCAGCGGGTGAACTCACGCCCGAGTTATTTGGCCGAGTAGATTTACAAAAAAGGCAAGAGGGGCTAGCACTCTGCCGGAACTTTATTACGCTCCCCCATGGCCCCGCGGTTAATCGCCCTGGAACCGAGTATGTCAACACCGTAAAAAACCCTACTGTAAAAACGCGGTTAATTACTTTTTCCTATTCCAATACGCAAACCTTCGCCATTGAATTAGGCGCGGGCTATTTTCGCTTTCATACCAACGGCGCGACGTTGATAGATTCAGGTACAGGGTTGCCTTATGAAGTGGCCAACTCCTACGCTGCGGCCGATCTATTTGATATTCATTGCATCCAATCAGCCGATGTAATGACTTTGGTGCACCCGAGTTATCCCCCACAAGAATTAAAGCGCTTAGGAGCGACGAATTGGACGCTCACCGCGCCAACGTTCGTACCGCCGGCCAATCCCCTCACCGGGATTAGCGCAGCCGCTACGGGCACCGGGGGGACGCCGGTAACGCAAAGCTACGTGGTTACTTGCTTACTAACCAACAATTTGCAAGAGACGGTCCCCTCCGGCGCGGTGTCGTGCTCAAACGATCTCACCGTACTAGGCCATTTAAACACCGTTACTTGGACGGATCCAAGTACCGCCGGAACCAATACTCGTTATTACGTTTACAAACTCATCAACGGGCTATACGGCTACGTTGGCCAATCGGCTAGTGGCGCGTTTATCGATAACAACATCATCCCCGATGTATCGAAAACCCCGCCGATTAGTGACACTACCGCCGCGTTTAACGTGTCAGGCAATTATCCCGCCGCGGTGAGTTACTACCAACAACGTCGAGTATTTGCCGGTACGAGTGGAGCCCCTCAAAATCTTTGGGCTACTCGTAGCGGTACCGAATCAGATATGTCTTTCACGATCCCCGTGCAAAGTGATAACCGCGTGGCGATTCGGATTGCTGCGCGCGAGGCGAGTGCGATTCGGCATATTGTCCCTTCGGCTCAACTCATGCTTTTCACGGCAAGTTGCATTTGGCTAGTGGCCGCTCCCGGTAATCAAGTGCTCACGCCTACCAATATTAGCGTTACTCCGCAATCGTATGTGGGTGCAAACAATGTCACGCCTCAAGTGGTGAACAACCTTGTTTTGTACGCAGCGGCCAACGGTGGCCATATTCGCGAAGTCTCATACAGCTGGCAAGTAAGCGGATATACCTCTAGCGATATTTGCTTACTCGCACCCCATTTATTTGACTACAACACGATCATCGATATGGCCTACTCGCGTGGCCCAATTCCGATTTTATGGGCGGTGTCTTCAAGCGGAGCCTTGCTTGGAATGACTTATGTACCTGAGCAACAAACCGCAGCGTGGCACCACCACGATACGGCTGCAGGCGGTGTATTCGAATCGTGCTGCGTTGTAACTGAAAACAATGAGGATATGTTGTACGTCATCGTAAAGCGCACGATCAACGGCGCTACGGTGCGTTACGTCGAGCGTTTACATACTCGCCTATACGCAACCTTAGCCGATGCGTTTTATGTTGATTCGGGTTCTACCTTCGTTAGTGGCGGCGGGCCCGTTAGCACCATCTCAGGCTTAACCTGGTTAGAAGGCCAAACGGTAAATATCCTCGCCGATGGGGCAGTAATGGCTCCCAAGGTAGTGACAAGCGGAGCGATCACATTAGAGCAACCCGCTACAAAAGTGACGGTAGGATTACCGATTACCGCGCAGTTACAAACGCTCCCGGTTGTAATCTCTTCTGATTCAGCCTCGGGGCAAAGCAATCAGAAAAACATCAACAAAGCTTGGTTGCGAGTGTACCGATCCAGCGGCATTAAGGCGGGCCCTAATTTTAATAACTTAGTGCCCTATGCGCAACGTACTACGGAGCCTTACGGATCCGCGCCAAATTTATTAAGTCAAGAAATTGAAATTGTGCTCTCGCCCTCTTCCGGCATTGATGGCCAAGTGTGTGTGCAACAAACTGATCCGCTACCGGTAGATATTGCCGCGATCACCTTAGAAATGGAAATAGGAGGTTAATCATGTGCACACAATCAAGCGCGATGGGTTTACAAGGGTTAGGGGTAGGCGCATCTGCTTTTGGATCTTACAACTTAGCGACCGCTCAAAAAGGCGCTCTCAATTATGAAGCTTCGGTAGCTAATAACAACGCGGCGCTAGCCGAATATCAAGCGCAAGTNACNGCGCAAGTAGGAGCGAANCAACAATTCGTATCGGGCCTTAAATACGGCCAAGCCTTCGGAGATCAACGCGCGGCATTGGCCGCTAGTGGTGTGGATCTTGGCAGCGGATCCGCAGTAGAAGGATTGGCCACTACGAAGTACATGGGGAAAGTNGANCAACTCACGATCCAAAACAATACTGCTAATCAGATATGGGCTGAGAAAACCCAAGCCCAGGGCTACACCTCTGAGGCGGCCTTTGATAGGGCGGGGGCTAATTCAATTAACCCTGTGATCTCCGGCGCAACTTCATTACTAAGCGGCGCTGGCGCGGTGGCCTCTAGTTGGTACCGATATAACTAGGAAAAATAAAAATGCCAAGCATACCGATTATTGATTCTCCAAGCGTAGCCCCCCAACCACTACCCGGGGTAAGACAACAAGTTCCGAGCCGATTGCTATTAGCGGCAAGTATTGGCCCTGAGCAACAAGTTCGACTTGGCAACGCGATGCAGAATTTTGGTAACGGAGTACACCAAGCCGCTGCCGCTGAGGCCGACGCAAATCTGATCGGGGCTATCCAGGGGGTGCTCTATGGCACACCGGACAATCCTAATTCGGGCTATCTGAATCAAAAAGGTAAGAACGCGGTAGACACTTATCAAGACACCGTGAAGGCTTTGCAAAACCTTGCACCGGAACAAGCTAAAAACTTATCGGGCGCGGCAAGCGGATTAGCGCAAACCTCTACGAATTTACGAGTGCAATCGGCGATCGCTCAAATCACTCAGCACAACTCGCAACAAACTGGCGTATACCAACAAGCCGCGGGGCAAACCCGTATTAAAGCGGCCTCTGATAGTGCTGCGGTTTCCTACAATCCGATCGCCGATAAGCCAGGGTTAAGCTACGACCCAAGCAGTAACGAGGTGAGTTCGCCCTACCAATTAAATTTAAGAACAATCCAAGCAGAAGCCAATAGCCTTGCCGATTTGCAAGGTATACGCGATCCTGATTTGCGCAACGCGTTTATTAAAGATCAAATGAGTACCGCCTATGTTGGCGCACTCGCTCACATGGTTGAGGGTGGTAAAAATCTCAACGGTGAAAAACTCAAAGTAGCGCAAAACTATTTTGATTCGATTAAAGACAATCTCTCGGCGAAGCAACAAGACACAATCCAAAGCGTGCTTAAAGCGGGAGCGTTGCAAGATACCGTACTGAGCTACTCCGATAAGTTAATGGATAGCCATAAAGGTGAACGGGCGCAGCGGCAACAAATCCGTGCCGACTTTGAAGCCGGAAAAATTAGTGGTCAAGAGCGCGAGCATATTGAATCTCGGATCAGCCACCTTAACGCACAAGCACGCGAACAAGANGGTCAACATACCGCAAGTATTGTTGGCCAAGCGCAAGACTTCTTTATTAAGAATCCAGGCGCAACGATTACCGATTTGCCAACCGTACTGTATACGCAGCTAATGAATAAAGGGCAACTGGCCTCAATCGATGGCTTTTCCAAGCGTGAAGCCAACCATACGGATCCGGCCACGCTCCAACGTGTACAAACCCATTTCAATGATGGCAGCCCTGACGACATTATGAAAATGTCCGATACAGATTTCCTTAACCTACACGGCAGGCTATCTAATTCCGATTGGAAGTATTGGGGTACTCAACGCGATAACGCTAACAAGGGTATCTTCTCGCCTCGTACCGACGCCGGTAGTGTGCAAGAGGGGGTATTTAATACCTCTCTTAAAACACGTCTTAGCGCAATTGGTATCGATGTTAAGAGTATGAAAGGCGAAGAGGATCGCGCCCGCTTGGGTGGTCTGCAACAGTTCGCTAAGGAATGGATCATCGCCGATCAAACTGCGGCGGGGCATAAGTTTAATGATGAGCAACTTGGCCGATCGCTCGATCGCCTCATGGCCACCAATGCCGAATTTAGGACTACGTTTATCGGCTTTGATACTGGCAGCGGGGCAATGCCGCTAATGAAGATGGGCTATGGCGATCTCCCCTCGGATGCGCGAGAGGGAATTAAGAAAGCGCTGATTAAGAACGGCAACCCCAACCCAACAAAACAAGACATATTAAACGCCTATTGGAGAATACATGGCACGCGTTGAGGATCTCACTACCCCCGATGCTTGGGAAAATGCGACCCAAAATTTTCTTAAAGGACGCGCTACTCAAGTAGGGGCTAGTCTTTATTCCGCGGTAACAGTCAATCCCGATAGCGCTGCGAGAACTCAATCCGTAGCCAAGGCGCTAGGGATCCCTCCGCAATCGGCTGCAGCCTATCCCGAGGACACAGAGAGACAAATCAAGCTGCAACAAGCCAACCCCGAAGGGCTAGTGCAAAACTCGCCGGTGCTTGCTACCAAATTAGTAAATCAAAATACGGCCAATATCATCCACGACGATTTGCCTAATGCTTCGGGCATTGAGCAAAATCTTCGTACTCTCCCCACCATGCAAAAGTGGGATGCGCCCGATGACACTCCAACTACCCGCGAGCGTTTAAGTAATTGGTGGCGCAAAGCGATGGGCCAACCAACGGTGGCCGAGGATCGTACCGCGCGGCGTGCGGCCGAAGCCAACGCGGTCATCGCATCCCGTCGTGCCGGAGTGGTGGGCGACGATGCAGCATGGGAAGCCTCACGCAAAGCGGTTGGCGGTAGCTCCAAAGCACCGGAGATCGCAGCCGAGAAGTTCATTGATTCAGCTACGTTTGGTTTGGTCGCTCCGACCGATCCAACTAAAGCCCACTCCTGGCAAGAAAGTACCTCGGGTGCGCTTGGTCAATTAGGTGGTTTTATTGCGGGCCCCGCGAAGTTGGCAGGCGGTCTTATTGGCGCCTCTCCGGCCGCTGCGGTATTTGAGAAAGTTGCAACCGATTCATTTCTAAAGGGCCTCGCTAAAAACGTGGTTGGCCAAGCGGCTACCTTATCGGCAGCTTCGGCATTAGAACAAGTCGGACACGCTGCGCTTGATACCAAAAGCATAGGCGAAGCGGCCAATATCGAAAAGGAGGCGGCAATAGGCGGTGCCGGTACTGGCGCGGTGTTTGGGGCCTTTGGCAAACTCTTACCGGATAGCACTTTCATACAAGGAGTTTTAAGGGGTATTGGTGTTAATACTTCCCTGGGCGCTTTACATGGCGATCCGGCCGAAGCCTACGATACGGTCAAGGATTTGCTTCAAGGAAATAACACACCGGATTTGGAAGGGCGCGTATTCAATTTATTGCTAAACAGCGTGTTCTCTTTGCACGGTGCTGGGCGTACCGAAGGAGGATGGCTACACGACGCTACCAAAATGAAGGTAGCCGAGCAAGATCACCAAACCTTAAGCACCCTTGGCCAACTCTCTGCAAGTTCCAAATGGCGCGAGCGCGATCCTGAAGGCTTTAAGAATTTTGTTCAATCTGTCACGGAAGATGGCCACCTCGATAACGTATTCGTAGAGGGTAGGTCGTTTGCACAAGCGCTTGATAAAGCGGGGATCACTCCTGACGAAGTGCGCGAACTCATGCCAAGTTTAGCTAGCCAAATGAACGAGGCGATGCAAACCGATGGCTATGTTCGTATTCCTACCGAGGATTATCTAACGCACATTGCCGGTACCAAATTTGATGCGGAATTGTTGCAGCACCTAAAGACCGACCCCGACGGCATGACGTATGCCGATGCGCAAAAGTTTTACGAAGAGCACTCGGAAAGTTTGAAGTCTCTTGCAATCGAAGGCGTAAAAGACCAAGCGCAAATCGATAGTTTTAAGCAATCGCAAGAGGAAGTACAAAACCA